ATTGTAAGTACTAATACTGTCTTAAAATCTTACTAAATGGAAAACCCGAAGGAACCAATTTTGAAAGTCCTAGAGCCAGAAGAAGTTAAAAACTCACCTGTTATCAGTACACCCAATACACTCAACATCTCGATAGACAACAATCCAGAGTTGAAACGTCAGTACATAGACCTCTACATTATGAGGATAGTACAGGGTGAGTCTTTGACTAAGATAGCAGAGAAGAAGGGTATCGATACTGATACGATACGTAATGCTCTGAAGTGGTGTAGGAAGAACTCAGAAGTGTTGATATGGATAGAAGCTCTGATAGATGCTCTGAACACAGAAGACTTCCGTATGAGTAAACTAGTGATAGCGCAGAACAAGCTCAGAACGAAGAAGGATGAGAAGGAGCTTGCGTTAGGACAAGTTGAGCAACAGTTACTCCAACAGGATGAGCAACTAGTACTAGGGGTAAACAAGATAGAGGTAGAGAAGAAGATAGACAGCCTGAAGGATGTACGTAATGACCTACGTAGGGAGATAAACAACTGCCATAGGTTGGTACTAGCCTATGAGGACAAGATACAGGACATCCTAGATAAGAAGTTCAATCTACAGAACCTATATCATAAACAGGTAGAGCTAATACCCCCTGAGAACTTTCAGATGAACAGCATCACAAACTTTACAGCTAATGTTAAGAGTATCACAATGACTATAGAGGACAGAAATGCAATCGCCGACATTCTTGAACGAACTTATCGAAGGAAAGTCTGATAGGGTATTAGGGCTGTGGTCAGCCTTTGCCATACGTCACCCTGATTGGCAAAAAGACTATGTAGAGCCCCCTGTGGACATTGTCACCTTCATCGAAGAACCGTATTACATGAATGCTGTGAATGAGTGTTGGGATTCGGTCAAGAAAGACTTACAGGACCTGACAGAGGGATTGGATGCTTACAACTTCATAGGCAAGTATCAAGAAGCAGTATTCGACGAAGGGATTGGCTCAGGTAAGTCCTACAAGACCTCACTTATCTTATCGTATCTGGTATACAGGACACTCATCCTCAAAAATCCGCAAAGGTTCTTCGGAATGGCAGAACAAACAAACATCTACTTCATGAACATGTCAGTAACAGCACAACAGGCGAGCAACATCGTCTTTGGTGAAGTGCGGAGTAGGGTAATCAACTCACCATGGTTCAATCAGTTTGGATACCTGCCCGACCCTACAATCAAATCAGAACTCCGTTTTCCTAAATGTATAAAGGTAGTACCAGGCAACAGTAAAGAAACAAAACCATTAGGCTACAACCTCTTTGGGGCGGTCATGGACGAAGCAGCTTGGTATACAGAGACACAAGACCATGATGTAGCAGAAGAGATGTACAATGCATTGTTCAATCGTATCAAAAATAGGTTTGGCGAAAGAGGGTTGCTAGTGATAATCTCTTCACCTAGATACGTAGACGACTTCATCGAGAAGAAAATGTTGGAAGCAAAGACCAATCCGCACATCTTTGCCAGACGTAAGCCAGTCTGGTTAGCCAAGCCTACAACAGCCTACTGTGGTAAAATGTTTCAGGCTGAAGGCTTTGACATACCCGTCGAGTACCAATTAATCTATCAAAGGAATCCAGAGAAGTTCAAACGAGACTATATGGCATTGCCAAGCCTAGCCCTAGAGCCCTACTTTAAGAATTGGGCATTGGTAGAAGCTTGTATCAGTCCAGCATTGGACAATCCTTTAGAATACATCTCAGGTTTGTTTAGACCATGGTTCAAAGGGAAGCCTGGTATGCAGTACTATGGGCACATCGACCTTTCACTCAGTAGTGATAGTACAGGCATTGCTTTAGTACACAAAGAAAAAATCGAAGGCGTCGAGTACATCATCGCAGACCTGTTGATGAAAATCAAACCTCCTAAGGACGGAGAGATAGACCTAGCAGGCATCCGCAACATCATCTTAGAACTGAAGGCTAGAGGGTTCGGTATAGCCAAGTGTACATTTGACCAGTTTCAATCTGCCTCAAGCATTCAGGAGTTGAACAAGATGGGTGTCAACTCAGAACGCTTAAGTGTAGACAAAGACCTAGCACCATACGAGACATTGAAGGAAGCGATGTACACAGGTAAGTTCAAGATGTATCACTATCCTGAACTGATGGAAGAGTTGAGCAGACTAGAACTAGTAGAAGGAAAAAAGGTGGACCATCCAGCTAGTGTAGGTGGGGGTAAGGATTGCTCTGATGCACTAGCAGGAGCAGTATACAACTGTACAATCAATCAAAACGATTTCGGATTCGGCTTCGCAGGAGGTCCTAATCCTATCAAGTCTACTAAGACAGAAGCTGAGCAGTTGAAAGAAGCTTCTACTATGACACAAGATGGGCTTTGTAGATACGGCGAGCACTTTGGGAGGAGATATTGATGCTTAAGTCAATACACAGACTACAAAACGAACAAATAGCTCTAGTAAAAGGTGGGCCAGGCTCAGGTAGAAGACCTGAAGGTGGGGCTAAAGAAGACAATCCAGCCAATGTTACTTATGACAAGTACATCAAAGCTGCTAGAGAGTATTGGGATAAGAATGTACCAAACGTAGTACCTGACGCAGACGACCTTAGGAACACAGCACTAGATTTTATGAGCGACGATGGCCTACGTATCGGCGCAGAAGAAGAAAAGGGAGTACATTTTAGAATTACTGGAGAAGAATTGGATACGGAAAAGATGGTCAAGGGTGGACCAGGAAGCGGACGTAAGCCTGAGGGTGGGGCAAAGCCTACAGAATCAAATCCATACAACGCTGCTGTGAATGCAATTGCCAATAGTGATATGAATCCAAAGGCAAAAGAGGAAGGTATTAAATCTGTCATTCAAGAGAAACAGCGGAAAGAAAAAGAAGGTGGAAGTAAAGAAGAGAATAAGAGCCCAACAAAGAAGGACTTTTCTGATAATGTTGTTTATTCTAAAGGGAGTTTTTACATAGATAGGCAAGATATTAACTCTGGAAAAAGATTAGTTAAGCCTGGTGATACGGTATCTTTTACTTCTAATGGAAAATCATATTCTATGATTGTAAGTGGTACTACTGTTGGACGGAATGATGATATGTATGAGCTGACTTCAGGGGAACTAGAATGATAATCAAAGGCAGTCCTTGGCAATTGTTAGAAGACATCTCAAAAAACTATCCTCAACTTGATGGAGTAGAGGTATGGTTCGCTGATGGACCAAAAGATTCATCTATGGCATACGTTCAATTCTACAAGGATGGAAGTAAGCCGAGGATACACATCAATCCGATTTTACAGTTGACGACCATCCCAGAGATACTTGCCCATGAGATGGCACATATTATAGTAGGACAAGCTAAAGACCACAACGACGACCACAACGATGCTTGGGTAGATGCATTCGCCAAGCTCTTAAAAGAAATGAATACTTGGATGAGAACTTACGACAAAGAGTTTGCACTTAAATAGGGAGGATTTGATGAGGACAATAGAAGAGTTAAGAGAAGATATGAACAAAGTAATGGGATGGAGGAAGTCTGGTAAGAAGCTCCTACCTGAACAAGAGATGTTCGCAAACAACTTAGCTGATGAAATGCTCAGCCAGAAGGTAGCTAAACAAACAGGTGTGCAGTTGATAAGCAAAGCCCATTTAGACTTTATCAAAGGACAGCCAGTACAAGGTTCGGATGCTGTAGGAGGTATAGTTCAAGATGTCGTTGCCAACGTACAAACCAAAACAGGTAAATTTCCAAGAAAGACTGCAAAGCAGACCAATGAATCACGTGATGTGGCAAAGGCTGCTTTTACGAAGCCAAAGCCTGCGGACCTCGGAGAGTCAGGAGCAGATAGTGGAGCAGAAGCAAGAAAGACGCCCGATGCAGAGAATATTAAACTCAATCCTCCGGAGAATCAAGCGGAAGGTGCAGTAACAGCAACAGCAGACATTACCAATGATGCTAGACAACCTGAAACACTTAAGCCTACTAACGTAGAGAGTGAAGCAATTGGGCATAATCCCAATGAGCCTATGCCTAAGAGTCAAGCAACAGACCTAATCAACAATGCCAAGTGGGGTGTAGAGATAGGTGCTTATGTATCTATAAAGGAAGGCATTGAAAGATTGTTAGGTAGAAAAGAATATGACGAGTTTACTGATACAGCAGAGAAGTTAAAGACAGTATCAGCATACTTAATTAGCTTGATTCCTGAGACAGAAGCTACACCAGTAGCCTAATAAGGAGGTAGATATGTTAAAGTCAATTTATCAACTACAAAAAGAACAAATAGCTTTAGTTAAAGGTGGTCCAGGAAGTGGACGTTACCCAGCTGGTAGTGGCAAGGGTGACGAACCCAAAGGTGAGGGTACTCCAGCTGCTGAGGCAAAACCTGCAGCAGAAGCTCCTAAGGAAGAAAAACCAAAAGAGACTACTGAAGAAAGAGTTGCGAACGAGGTAAAAAGAGGTGAAGAGGCAATCAAGAATGTCAATTGGAGAGAATTAGAATCAAATCTTTCTTCACAAATGGGTACACCTATCAAATTAACACCTTCGATAGGAAAAGATTGGTCTGGCAATCGACCATATATCAAATTCGAAAGTCAGGACCTTACTGACCAAGCAGGTATATTCAAAGCTGGATTGAAATCAGTTAAATTAACAGGTGCTGGTTCAGATGTATTCAATATGGAAAAGGATAATTCGTATGGTGCGAATATGACTCTACGATTTGAATTGAAAGATGGTGGTTCAAACGGTATAGGTATAGGTAGAGCATTTCATGATATGAAAACTAAGAAGTGGGATGTTCGTCCAGCAGATGAGGGCAGAACATGAAACTAATCTCTTTAGTAAGAAATGGTAAACGTATAGACGTAACCAAGGCTCAACTGGAAGAGGCATTGGTAGAGTTGAATGAAGCTAAAGTAGAAAAGAAAGATATAGATAACGAAGGGGCAAGATGAAAATCTGTCTTAAGTGTGGTGAAACAAATCCAGACCATTATGAAACATGCAGCAAATGTGGAAGTATATTAATCAAAGAGGATATAGCCCAAGGTTTTCCAATTAAGGAAACCGATATAACGAAGGAGGCGTAACATGTTGTGTTTAAGAGAAGGCGTATTGTTTACAGCTCCGATGTCAATAGCATCGGCGTTTACAGGATTTCACTTAGGTGCCAATGTAGAAAATGATGGTGCGAACTTCAGCCGCAAGGTAGGTCTGATTAAAGTAGTAACTAATCCTACCGATGGAGATACGTTAATCGTAGGTGGAAAGACATATACATTTAAGAATACAGCGTTGTTAGCAACTCATATCAAGATAGGCAACTTAGTCACTAATGGTGACTTTGCTGGTGCTGGTGCATCTTGGATAAACTATGGTGGATGGACTATCGATGCCACTGGTGCATTACATACAGCAGGTCCTACCTCTGGTGTGATAGCTTCTTTTGCTGACTATCGTGCTACAGTAGGTGGGGCAGTTCTGGTTACTGATACAGCTCATGGATTGGTTACAGGAAACATTGTAACAATTGCAGGGACTACAAACTACAATGGTACCTATACTATTGTTAAGGTAGGTGCAGATACATTCTACATCATCCCTCAAAATGGTTGGATGGGTACTGAAACAGGAACTTGGTCAACAACTGCTTCTACTCATGTATTAGACCAAGAGTGGTTTCCGAAAGTAGTGGTTGGATATACCTATGCCACAAGCTTTACAATCAGTGCAGTAACAGCTGGAACTGTAAAGATTAAGATTGGTGGAGTATTAGGTGCAGCTAGAAGTACAGTAGCTACATTCACAGAGTCGATTGTTGCTCTTACTGACGGTCCGTTAGAGTTTGTTCCTTCAGCTGACTTCGATGGAAAGATTAGTGCTGTTACTGTTACGAATACACTGTCAGATTTGAAGACGATGACAGCCAAAGCAATCTGTGGCAGAATCAATTTAGATAAAGTTACAGCTTTAGTAACTGCTTATCAGGGATATAACTCTTGTGGGTTGACAACTGAGATTGCTTTAGTAGCTGAAACAGTTGGTGTAACTCCTACAGTAACTCCTGATGGGGCAAGAATCACTAAGCCTATTGCTATGGCATTAGTGCTTACTCAGGCTCAGTTAGAGAATACGGATTATTGGAAGAAAAATATTACAAGTGAAGTAGATGTTAAACCTACAGTTCTTGTTGAAAGAAACAGCGGCACTGACCGCAACTTTTTATACTAAGTATGATAGATAGCTTAGGAGAAGTTGAAGAAATGTTCAATGAGATTCAAGAAGATAACAATGCTTGGACATTTATGTATCTAACCGAAATTGCTGATGATAATGAATTCAGGGCAAAAAACGGTAGATTTATTGAGTTATGTTTTCACTAAGGAGGAAAGATGTTAAAACTTCAAGAGCCAGCTTTATTCACAGCAAGTGTTGCAAAGGATAGTCACTTTGCTGGAATTAAATTAGGCAATCACAATCAAAATGATGGTGTTAATTTCCTAAGAAATGTTAGACTAATACAGATTCTAACTAATCCAGCAGCAGATGAGACTATTGTAATCGGAACCAAAACCTATACGTTTAAAGTTGCAGCAGCATTAGCTACTGAGATTACGATAGGTGGAACAAAACCAGAAACAGTAAACAATATTCTTGCAAGAATCAATATAGATACTAGGGCTTGTCAATGCTCTGCCTATAACGTTCAGGACACAACTAGATTTATGTTAGTTGCTAACGTTGGGGGTGCAACACCCACAGTGACTACTGATGGTGTAAAGATTGAGATTCAAACGTTATGGTTGAATACTCTTGCAGAGGCAACATTGGAAAGTGAATTGGTGTATAAGATTCCCTTAACTGATGTCAATGCTAAACCGATTACTTTAGTTGAACGTAACGCAGGAACGTATCACAACTTCCTGTATTAAGATGGATATAGATAACGAGATGCCAAGATGAGAGAAGAACAAGCAGGTCCATACTAATGGGCGGAAGGGATGGGTTTTAGATGGGAAAAATAATCTATAGTTTCTGTAAAGATGGGGTAAGGATAGACCGACCACTTCAGAAGGACATTGAAGTTGGGGATTTGGTTCTGAATAAGTACAACTCTGGCATTGCTGGAAAAGTAATATCCATAGTTGGTGATGCAGTAGAAGTTCAGAATCCATTTATGGCTAAGACTGATGTCTATTCTATTGATGAGATAGAGTTGGTACAGAAAGGTGAACCAATTGCTACCGATGAACCTGTAATCTCCGAAGGTGCG